CAAGTGTTAACCGTGCCAGTAACCGAACCGGCTGTCACACTAGCGTAAACTTCGTAGTTTCCACCTTGGCTGGTTGGTGTGCACCACTGTTCTACATACATATAAGAGCCGCCGTTAAGCGCCTCATATACTTGGCCTATGGCGGCACCAGCACCGAAAATTGCGTACGCTGCTTCGGAATACCCAAAACCCGCAGCGAAAACGCCGTAATCGCTGAAAGTAATAAGGACATTGCTCTTGCCGTAGAAGTTGGTTGGCATGACAATAGCGCCAGACGCAACGCCCGCTAACGTGCGGACATCGGTGTCGTTTAGTGAAACCGTGGCGGTAGCAGCTTTACCCAACTCAAGGTTGATAGACTGCCCCGCAGTGCTGCCACCCAAGCTGATTGGGCCTGAAGAGTTAAGCGTCATTATTTAGCTCCCCGTAGCTCGTCCAGTTCCGCCTTTAACTCTGCGATGGCAGCGAACGCCACGGCGACCAGTTTCTCGTAATCAACCGCCAGTGTGCCGTCGTCGCGGGTGCGAACGGCCAGCGGGAACATTTCCTCCACGTCCTGCGCGATGACGCCGAAGTCGTTCTTGCGGACGAAGTAGTCGTCCTCGCCGCCGTGCTCCGCGATGTAGGCGTCGGTCCAATCGAACGTCTTGCCGCCAACAGTAGTCACGATGTCGAGCGCGTTCTCAATCGGACGCACGTTCTCTTTCAGACGCGCATCGGACGAATAGAACGCCGTGACGTTGTTCGTCGCACGGATCTCACCGGCAGTGCCAGAGCCTGCCGTGCCGACGCCGAGGCTGTTAACCTGATAGTTGTTGCTTGTGTTCAGCGCGTTTGCGGTGGTCGCCGTCGTAGCGGTTGTCGCCGAGGTGGCTGTCGCCGCGTTGCCGCTGACGTTGATGGCCCAAGTACCGCTTGCGCCCGAACCCGTGGCGGAAGGCACACCAAGCGCGGACTGCGCGGTGGCTTGCGTAGTTCCTCCTGTGCCGCCATTGGCCACAGCGAGCGTGCCGCCAAGCGTCAGCGTGCCCGACGTCGTGATCGCGCCGCCGGTCAAGGTCAAGCCCGTCGAGCCGCCTGAGCCAGAGACTGAAGTGACAGTGCCTGTGTTCGACGTAAAGCCCGAAGGGTTGCTTGCGGCGTAAGCGCCAAGGTTGGTGAGCGCAGATCCAGCGGTTGTTGCGCCGGTACCGCCGTTGGCCACGGCTACGGTGCCAGTGACGTTGGCTGCCGTCCCAGTCGTGTTCTGGTTAAGCGTTGGGACGTCAGCGGCTACAATCGCACGGAACGTAGGCGTACCCGCCGTGCCGTTCGGCGCGGACAGGAACGTATTGGCGGATTGTGACGCAAAGTTAGAAGCAGTAACGGCAAGCGTGCCGCCAAGCGTAAGGGAGCCAGAGGTCGTAACCGTACCGCTCAGGCTCAGTCCGCTGACAGTGCCTGTGCCGCCAACTGAGGTGACCGTGCCTGTGTTCGAGGTGAAACCAGACGGGTTACTCGCGGGATAAGCGCCAAGGTTGGTGAGCGCAGCGCCCGCAGTCGTTGCGCCTGTACCGCCATTAAGTATGGCGACAGTGCCAGTGACGTTCGACGCCGTCCCAGTCGTATTCTGGTTGAGGGTCGGGAATGTGCAGTTTGTCAGCGTGCCAGAGGAGGGTGTGCCAAGCGCGCCGCCCGGAGCGACGTAGTCAGTGCCTGCGGTAGCGGCAGTGAACGCCGCAGTTCCGTTGCCCTTAACGAGGCCCGTAAGAGTGGTGGTGCCTGTGCCCCCGTTGGCGACAACAAGCGTACCAGCGAGGGTAAACGTACCCGCCCCTGTGATCGGCCCACCAGCCAAAGTGAGGCCCGTAGTGCCGCCCGACGCGGCCACGGATGTGACCGTGCCACCGCCAGCGGTAGAGGTGATGGTGACGCCGCCCGCGCTGTTCGAGATGGATATACCCGAACCTGCGGTGAGCGTCGCAACGCTGTATCCTGTGCCGTTGCCGATCAGGAGCTGGCCGTTTGACGGGGCAGTCGCGACGCCGGTACCGCCTTGTCCCACGCTGAGTGCGGTGGTCAAGCCTGTCAGTGACGTGATGTCGGAGTTCGCGCCAGAGCCAGCCGCGCTGAGGGTAAGTCTCGCGCCGGAGGCACTGGTCGCGCCAGTGCCCCCAGACGCTATCGCGAGCGTGCCCGCGAGTGTCAGTGTGCCGGAGGTGGTGATGGGCGAACCGGTAAAAGATAGACCGGTTGTACCGCCCGACGCGGCCACTGAGGTAACTGTACCGCCGCCAGCGGTAGACGTGATGGTGATACCCCCGGCACTGTTTGTGATGCTGATGCCCGACCCAGCCGTCAGGGTCGCCTTCGTGAGCGTGTTGCCTGTGCTGTTACCGATGAGCAACTGCCCGTCGGTGTACGTGGTCTGGCCTGTGCCGCCGTTGGCGACAGGGAGCGCAGTGCCCGACAGCGAGATTGCCAGCGTGCCCGACGTCGTGATCGGCGAGCCGGTTACGGACAGGAACGACGGCACGGTCGCCGCGACGCTGGTCACCGAGCCTGAACCCGTGCCGACGCCCACGCCGTTGATGAAGAGGCCCGTGGCGTTGATCGTGCCCGCACCCTGCGCTCCGGCGGTAGGCGCGCCGATCTGGATGCCTGCCGCGTTGGTCAGCGCAGTGATGTCCGCGTTGCTGCCTGATGCGGCTGCGCCAAGGCTCGTGCGCGCCGCGCCAGCCGTCGTGGCGTTCGTGCCACCCTGCGCAACGCTCAGTGGCGTCGTGAGGCCAGACAACGATGTGATGTCAGAGTTAGCGCCAGAGGCCGCCGCCGCGATGGCGGAGCGCGCCGCCGCCGTTGTGGTAGCCGTAAAGACCGCCGTGCCGATGCCTGTGCCGCCGAGGTTGGTCAGGGCCGACGGTGCGTTGGTCGCTCCGGTGCCGCCTTGGACAACAGGAACAATACCCGCAAAGGCTGCTGACGTGGTGGCCGAGATGATGTCCGTGCCGTCGCAGTACAGGATACCTGTCGCGCCCTGAGTGACCAATGTGGCTGCGCCGCTGGCAGTCTTGATGCCGAGCGTGAACGCGCCAGTCGTGGCGTTGTTCACCCAGTATTGCTGCACCGTCGCGGGCACAACGATGTTGACGTTGGAAGTCAGCGTGCCTGTGAACTTATACGCGATACGGTTAAGCTCAGAGCCAGCAAGCGTGTACGTGCCGCCAGTGACGGCGATGGTCGTGTAGTCGAAGGCGAAGACCGCCTGCTGGCCGAGGCCGATGGTGTACCACTGGATGCCGTCGCTTACGACCACGGCGCTGTCGCCCGGCTGCAAGCGCAGTGTGGCTGCCGCGTTGATAAGCTCAGAGCCAGACGGGTCGATAGTCAAGTCGCCCTGCCCGCCGTTGCGGACCTGCACAAACCAGCCGTCGCCAGCCGCCACGGCAGTCGGCAAGTTGAGCGTGCCGAGGCCGCCAGTCCAGACAAAAATCTTGGCGCGATCAGGGGCCGTGAGAGTGTACGGCGTAATGGAGAAGTCAACGACCTCGTAATTCTGCGCGAGGGTCGACCCAGTCGCGATCAGACCAGCGCCAGCCAGCGCTGCGGCTTGGGCCTGCGCCACGGCAGCGCCGTAGCGGAACGTGCGCCAGACACCGCCTACGGTGGTGTTGCTGATGAGGTAGCACTGCCACTGCTCACCTGCGCCGATGCTCAGGATCGCGTTACCGGCGGCGTTGTCGACGGTGATGGTGTCTGGGCCGAGGTTGTTGAACAGGATTGTCTGGCCGACGCCGACTGACATCGCGTCAGGTAAAGTTATCGTGTAGGGGCCGGTTGGCGTGACGTCGATGATGCGCGCGACGACGTTGTTGCCGGTGGTGGCCTCAAGCGGCCACTCAAGGACGATGTCGCTGGTCAGCGCAAGCGGGAGGTACGATACGTCTGAGGGGTATATCGTCGTACCGCCGAAGACTTGAGTGAATGACGTGGACATTATTACGCCTCCTTGCGCACGGCGGATCGGTCTAGGATTTTGGCGAGGTCTTCGCCGTTCAACATTGCCGCCGCGCGATCGTACATGCTCTGCCAAACTGGGATGCGTTCGTCGTTCTTGAGGAACGGCGTCGCTTCAACCAGCGTGCCGTAGAGCAAGAGCTGCGGGGCGTATTCGGTGATCCAGTTCGTCTGCACGCTCTCGTCGAGCAATGGCGGCAGTTCGTAATACAGGATTTCGAATGGGTATGCTGCGTCGGGTGTCGGCGCAAGCAGCCAGTGGCTGTAGTCATAGTCGCTGTAGAAGATGGGCGTGTCCGTCTCCAACGCGTTCGGCCAATAGGACCGCAGATATTCATAGACGCGGGAGAACAGGATTTTGCGGTCGTTTCCTGTTGTGCCAGTGCCGATGTTAATCGACACCGTGTCGCGCCAGCGATCAGGCTTGGGGTAGACGGACTGGCCCGCAGAGAGCGTGCCAGTCACGACGTTGATGAAGCCCTCAACCTTCAGCTCGCGGGCGATGCGACGCTCTGCGAGGTTGATTAAACGTGGGATTTGCTCAAAGACAATCGGGTCGGACGCAAGCGTATTGCCGCGCTCAAGGTAGCGCTGCACGTCTTGTTTCAACGTCGTGAATGTCATCGCAGTGGCCATAACGTGCCCCTATATCAGATTTAGCGCATAATAACAGCCTTCGCCGCGACTGTCGAAGATATTGTTTACCCAGCGAGGAACTGCGCAAGCAGAGCGAAAAACGCTCCGAGAGCCGCCAGACCACCAGCCAACTTAGCCTTGGGGCCGAGGGCGGGCTTCTCTGCGCCGTCCATAGGCAGGATTTTGCCTACAGTTTTCTTGAGGATTGCCTTCTCGGCTTCCTTCTGGATTAGTTTCTTCAAATTAAGCATTGTCGTTCTCCTTATAACCAAGCAGCGTATTTCTTGGTCTTGGCTTTGCGGTCGTCGAGGCCGTGTGTGCCCCCGTTGATCCGCTTGGTGAGTTGCAGAATGGCAGCGTCGTTGATGCCCTGATCGCAGATCGACCACAGCTTGTTTGCGTCAAAGAACCACAACGCGCTTTCGAAGCCGAGTTCGTTAGCGACGATGTCTGGGTTGTCTAACACCTCCTGTTCGCGCCCGATGTACTTGCCGAATGCGCGGTAGTTGTTCTTCCCGGTGAGTTGGAGCGGACCCCTGCCCCGGTATTTCCAGCCCTCGCCT